AGATTAGCATCTAAGTATTCCTCTACCCATGTGAAGTGATCTTGTAGTCCTTCATCAAAGACTTTACGTTTGCTGTACAGGTGCTCTTTAGCTTCAAGTTCTAGTTTCATAGTGCTTCCTTAAAAATGTTAAAGCTCTCTCTAGACCTTCTATGTCATCCCCTAATTGTCCTATTCCTAAGTTACAAGGCTCACATAGCCATCCTCTAAACTTTAGTGTGTTGTGATCGTGATCTACTACTAAAGACTTTTTATGTGGTAGCCCACAACAATCACAGACTTCAGGTTTAATACTTTTGTAAGTAGTACGCATATCTCTTCTGAGTTTAGCATCTTTTGAAAAACAAGCTTTACACCTATTATCATGTCTAGTTTTAAAAAAAGCGTGTTTGTGAAAGCTACTCCAAGGTTTTGCTTTTGAACATATTTTGCATACTTGTGTCTCCTGATTAGGATCAGGTAGCTCTACTATATCTTTAAACATTTCTAGTTGCATTGTAACTCCTTAAAAGCAGTTTAAACACTTGCTTAGGTGATTAAGTTTATATTACAGGAGCTTCTACAAAGAATGTTGTAACGTAGTCTACAGTGTTTGATGTAACTCCTAAAGCTACAAACATTTTTAATGACACTATGAATAATGTTTCTACCATTTTATTTCCTTTATGTTAAATCTACAATTTCACAGCTATCTCCAGAACACGCTAATGTCTGACTACCTGCTGTATTATCTTCTTGCTCGTACTCTGATAAGTCCTCCCAGCTAATTGAAGTTGGCATACTAGAGAGTAGTGTCTCATACTCTTCTTTACTGCAGTCTTGATATGGTGCTTGCTGATACGTGTGCTCATTAAAGGGCAGGAACGATACACCACTCATTTCATCGAAGTGTTTGTATACGAATGCACCTACCTCAAGCCACTCGTCTGGGTTTACGTTAATAGTCACACTAGGTTTGTGCTCACACCAATGCCGTTGATAAGCTAACCACATCTCCAGTTGTTGAATAGCAGTAGTGTCTTTAGTACAGACTGCACCATCAGGAGATTTCTGAGGAAAGCTAAACACTACTGTTGTGTCAGGCTTCATCACACAAGGCTCACTGGGTATTCCTTGATCTTTCATAAACTGAGTTAGAGGGTCTTTAACGTCACCCCTAACAGTACGCACATAGTAGGGGGAATGACGAGGGTGCACCCCACTGCTAGATGATACCATTTGAGATACCGTTCCTGATGGCTTGACACAAGTGATAGCAGTAGAAACAGGGATGCCAAGGCGCTCAGCCCACTCAGCATTAGTAGTGACAGCAATAGACCGTAAGTGCTCAAGAGTCTTCTCCAATCCAGAATTAGATTTAGTAAGTAAAGGGTTGTCCATTATCCCTGTGAGTGACACACCCAACAGGCGTTCTTCTTCTGTATTTCGCACCCACATCTTTCGCAGATAGGGGAACTTAGTGAAGGTAGATTGAATAGTACCCAAGATCGTAGCGAAACGAACTTTTTTCTCAAGGTCTTGAACACTGTCTGTTGCACGTACTACTACCTCCGTTAAGTTGCACACTTGCCCAGATCGTAAAATTATCTCCGAACATGGATTTGTCCCAAAGTCATGGTCTGCATCACGCCTACCATTCTTAGCAGCCTGTGCTTTAGCTGCCTCACGGTTGAAGATACCTCGCTCACCTGAGCCTGATTCAACCAACGCCATCCACTCACGCATAAAGGACAAACTGTCTGGCTTCTCACCGTATGCTACTGAGTTGTTAGCTAGAGCACGATGGGGATTGTTCTCCCACCAGTTGCCTGACTTAGCGTGGCGCATACGATCATCAGATAAGTTTGACAAGCTGATCATAGCTGAGCGCCTCACGCCACCTACAACTACTACCTCACCTATCTTACACATAAGGTCATGGCATTCTATGCTAGACAGGCGGCGTCCTTGTGCAGCCTTAAATGTAGCCACTGCAAAGTTAAACAAGTCTATCAGTGGCGCTGGGCCTGATGCTCTACCACCAAACGTCTTGAGCCTAGCACCTGCAGGGCGTACTCTACTAGTGTCCCACGTAGGGATCTCTCCGCTGTACAGGAGAGCAATGAGTTGACGTAGAGCTTTAGACCAGCCTTCCTTACTGTCCTTAACTACAATGTTAGTTTCACTGTCAAACAACTGAGGTACATCTGGTAGCTTCTGGACGTACTGCCTCTCTACTGAGAAGCCTACGCCTGTGCCACACATAAGAACGTGCATAGCTTCATCAAAAGCTACAATGCTATCTACGGCTATGTAGGAGCAGTTGTACATACTTATATTGTCTCGTGCTGCAGCAGGACCTGCAGTCATTAAGCTTCTCATAGATGGCATAACCTCAAGCCCTAAGATAGCTTGCTCTATATCTTTAGTGTAGGAATCATTGCCAGCGACAGGACGTACAATGTTATCCATGTAACGAGCTACAGTTTCAGGCCACGTTTCTCTGCGGTTCTCTTTGTCTAGCCAACGTGCGTAGCGTGACTTATGTATAAATGTTTGATAGTCTGTAGGTAAGTAGTTGCTCATCTGTTATCCCCTGATCCCTGTAATACACCACGCTCTTGGCGGCTATCTAATTTCTCTCTATTCATTTCAGCTACTGTACGCAAACTAGCTCCATAAAAGTTAGATAGGGCTGCTACATAGAATAGTACATCACCTAACTCTTTTAGCATACCTTGCTTGTCTAGTACAGCACCATCTCTAAAACTCTTCTTTAGTTTCTCCGCTATCTCACCTGCCTCACCTACAAGGCCAAGGGTGTTTTCCATTTGTCTTGTCTGACCTTTAGTTAGGATCTTACCTTCTACCCACTGGCTGTATGCAGACAAATCATTCTTAGGTGTACCGTCCTCATTAAATGCATCGTAGTAAGGATCATAATCTGGCTTCATTGTCGCTCCTTTACAAATAAATTCTCTATAGTAACATCATCAGTGTCATAAAAAGTATCTAACACTAAATCCTGAACGTCTGTTGCATGTGATTGTTCATCTGAAGACAATATATTATTCTTCTCATCAAACTCCATAACAAACGTAACACTAAATCTCCTACGCATTACAGTGTGTCCACCCATCTTTGTCGCATTCTATCTAAATACCAAATAGCTTTATCTATATCTTCTAGGCCATTCTTGTACTCACAACGCCACATATACTTCAGCACGTTAGCTGCGTGTGGTGCTATAGCGCCTGACATATTCTCAGTCATAGCTTCTATAGCGTCTATGCATTCTATACCAGCCTGATTATAGTGTACTGGTTTGTTTACAGGATCTGGTGTCTCTAAACTATTCATTATGCGTTACCTTCTGTTTTAGTGAAAGCTGTAAGCCTTATTACCTTGCCTTCTGTACCTTCTACCTCTTCGTATATAGGTGGTCGGTTCTTCATTTCAAGGTCTATCATTTCGTTTCTGCGATGTTCTACTGTCTCAAAAACGTAATCATCATACTGCATCACATCTATAAATGCACCTAGCATAGTTACTAAGTCTACTAAGTGAGACAGTTCTTCTTTCTTTATAGTATTTTCTTCGTGCATTGCAATAGCTGTAGCTACTTCACCTGTCCAGTTATTGTGCTTGTCAAAGCCTACAGGCTTAAGTAGGAATGCTATTTCATCTACTTTAACAGAGTATGTCATTTATCCCTCCTTGTTTGTTTAAGTACAATACGGTTTTCTTTAATTGCATTGCCCTTTTCTTTCAACCAATCTTCAGGTATGACTCTATTAGCGTACATAAAGTCGTTTTTCTCACACCACTCAAAGTATCTAGACTTAGCCCCTTTGTATAGCTTAGCTTTAGCGTTACTAAATATAAAGCGTATATCTAACTCAGGATGTTGCTTACGTACTTCTAAATGCTTGTGTCTATCTTCAGAATCAAATAATCCTTTTACTTCAATTATAATTCCATTATCTAAAATAAAGTCAGGTGTGTAAGTACGGTAGCGTAGGTCCTCCCATTCTATCTTTAGTACTTCATACCTGACTTTTCTTTGTATAGTTTTAAGGTACGCAGCAACCTCTTTTTCTAAGCCACTGCGATACCTTCTAGGATTATGTCTCCTTTTTGTCATCTACTTCTTCTACAATAAGAGAGTTCTTTAAGCGTTGAATAACTATAGCAGCTACAGCTTTAAGGCTAGACATTTCATAACCTAATTGTTCCTGTATGCTATTGTTAAACTTTAATTCTCCTAGCATAGTATTCTGTTCATCTGTGAAATTGTCAGTTTCATATTCAACATCGTCTAGTGTAACTTTAGCCATTATATACTCCTTAATTGACTACGTATGTATATTCTACATCAGGGGGTGTTTGTTTACCCTGATATACTTTAGAAGGTAAGACTTGTAATTCAGTCCAACACTTTTTCTTGTGATCACAAAAACCACACTGCTTACTTAACTTTCTGTTGCCACTAGTTTTACCTCTGTATGTCTCAGGTTCATCAGTAAAGCAACGCTCAAAAGGTTCGTCATTAGTTATGTAGTCGTGAGTATCCTGGATATTAGCCATCACAGTTTGTTTATCCAAGGAAGCAGCAGACACATACTTGAAGTGTCCATTACCTTTATTGACTACCCACCAGCCACCAACTTTCTTTTTGGCTGCTTGTGCATACCCTACAAGCTGTGAGATGTAACCAAAGCTATCACCTTTAGATAATGTCTCTGCATCCACAAACTTATTCATGTATGACCAAGGTGATGCACTCTTTACATCGTCTACTGCCCCGTCCATAATCATGTCGTACTCGCCGCCTACTTCAGCGCCACCCTCAAGTTTAAGGGTGACCCTATCGTTGTCTTCAAATTCAACCTTAGCAGCCCTAAGTATTCCTTTAAAGATAGCTTCAGTCCAATCACCCATTAGCATGTTTAACATAAATGCGGTAGGCTTTTGGATGTCTGTCTCAGGGTTGTTCTTATCAAACCAAAGCTGACACTTAGGACGCCCAATGTTGGACATCCTAAGCTTAAACTCTTCTCGTGGGCCACTGTTGAACTGCTTCTCTAAAGCTGCTGCGACATCATCACATATAGCTTGTATAACCTCTTGAGACATAGAAGCTTTACCATCTATGGCATCTCTAAGGTAAGAGTGTACTGACAGTTCAGCAGGGTGATTCATTATTCAAAGTCCTGTACATCAATGATGCTACCTACAATAGCTGCATCCTCTGCTGAGATGTTAGCTACGTTGTTCTCATCCCATTTGCTTAGCACCCAAGTGTTAGTGCGCTCTACTTCCATGATAAAATCACGTAGCAAGTCATTGTCACCCTCAGAGAAACCTACCTTGTCACCTAATGACGCAGTGACCTGAGCAAACTTATTGCCATTAGGCATAGAGTGTTCAGTGGCACTTAGATTGATGTTGTTCTCTATAGGTGTGATAGCTTTGCTAACTAGAGAGCCAGTGACTGCATTAATAGACTTCATAGATGAAGGGTTCTTAACATCAAACACAAAGGGTACTTCACCTGTAAAGTCTACAGCCTCACCACCTTCATTAGTAGGATTGTCTAGAGTAACTAAACCCATGAACACTTTAGTGCGTTTAACACTACGCATCACCTGCTTAGTTGCCTCAGGCAATGCCTCAAAGTCTTTGACGTAACCTGATGGACGCCCCAAGTTAAAGCCACCTAGTGTATCTTTTAGGTCTGCGTTTAAGCTTGAAGATAGAACAGTCTTCTGTGTTAGATTAGCTTCACTGTCCCACTTAGTCCACTGCACACGCTCAGCAAATAGGCGTATGTTTAGTTTCTCTGCATAGACCTCCTCATCACCTTTGCGTACCTTAAACATTGGTGTGCTGACTATCTTACTGTCCTTTACACCTTGCTTTACCACAGCATTAATACGCCACAGTGAAGTCTGTTGTTTTTGTTGGGGTGCGGAGAAACCCATAGCATCAGCTATGTTCATTCCGTCTACTGATAGTGCTACTTCTGTGCTCATTATATATCCTTTCAGAGCTAGTAAAGAGATTTAGTTATACTATATTACGTCCTTCGTGTCAAGCCAATTCGGCCCAATTTTTGCTTCTAATAGTAGAGGCACGTTCATCTTTATGTCATACGCTTCTTCTATCAGTTTGTCAAGGTCTTCATTCAAAGTATTTATAATTTCTAGCACATACTCCTTCTCATTTGGGTGAATATCTATCACCATTGAATCGTGAACTGTGTTGACAATGCAAGACTGCATCTTATCTAGCCTAGCCTCTAACTCAATCAACACCAGAGGTACGACATCCCCTGTAGCAAACCCCTGCACTGGATAGTTCTTTATCATAGTGAAGTGGGTAGGCATACCATTGTCTCTGCGTACAACATCAGGGAAAGCATACTGCCTGCCTGACACGTTAGTTATCTTGTTAAACCTGATAGCTTCATTGCCTAGTTTCTTGTGCCATGCAGCAATTCCAGGATATTTCTCATTGAAGTGTTCGTAGTATGCCGCTTCAGCTTTGCTTCTGCCATAACCTGTAGCGCCAAATAGTGGTGCGAAGGTGTGTGCCTTACCTTCTTGACGAGTAGTAGGCTGACCTGCATCACTGATAACTTTAGCTGTGTAGCTGTGTACATCAAATCCTGAGAGTATCTCATCCATAGCTACCTTGTCTTGAGCTAGAAACGCTGCTGTCCTAAATTCAAGTTGAGCAAAGTCAGCTTCACAGATATGACCGCCTTTCCATCGTGAGATAAACACCTTCTTAACTGGAAACGTATTACCTCGTGGCATGTTCTGCATATTAGGATTACGTCCACTGAAGCGTCCTGTAGCTGTGATGTGCTGGGTAAGACCTACATGCAAGAAACCATCAGGCTTAGTGTAAGTAGAGATGCCATCCACAAAGCTAGACAGGTAGCTGGACACAGCAGACAGACGCTTAAGGTCTGACAAGAAGTTTACAGCAGTATCCATGCGATTGTTCTTAGACGTAGCTATGAGAGCATCCAAGTTATCCTTACCTGTGCTGAAGCCGTTAGCACTAACCCACTTCTTACTAGGTGCAGCAAAGCCTAGACCAGCCATCTCATTAGTCTTCTTGAGTTGATAGCCTCTAGCATCACAATCCTTACATTTGTTAGGTCTAGCAAACTTAGTTCCATCCTTTTTTACTTTATACGTTTTGCCTTCTCCCTTACAGGTAGGGCAAGTAAATGCTTTAGTCTTAAATAGTCTACTTGAGTTAGCTTTAACTGTAGAGCGAAACTCTTGTGGTGTCTTAACAAATTCAAATAGCTCAGCCCATTCCTTCTTGTTGTGTACCTTACAGCTAAACAGTACCTGAGAAGCTTGCTCTGGGCTGTTGATGTTGATAGGTGTGTCACCCATTAGCTTACGTATCTGCTTATGTAGGCGCAACTCTATGTCTGCTTTCTCTTTCTCGAACTCAGTTCTTACTTGCTGTAAGGCGTTGAGATCCACCCTGACCCCTGACATATACAGTCTGGTGAGGGTTTGACAGGTACTAAAGGTAATGGCTCTGATTTTATGCAAGGTTTGGCAGGTAGGGTCTGCATAACGATCTTCTTGCTTGAGGTACAGGCCCCTAGTAGCACCAAGGTCAGCACTGAGGTAATGACTAAGTTCTTTGAGGGGTATTTCATTTGTGTTGTATCCTTCTTTAAAGTAGGTTTTAAGTGTATCTTCTTTCTGCACTTCCAGTTCGTAACGTTGAGCACAAGCCTCTAAGCTTAGCGGTTGCTTCTGCCCACGTAGTAGTAGGTACTCAGCTAACATTGTGTCGTATATGTCACCATTATACTTGAAGCCACATTCCCATAGCCACATAAGATCGTGCTGGGCATTGTGCATAATCAACAAGGTGGTCATGTCTAGTACCTTCTGTATCTCCTTACGCCCAGCGCCTGAGGTATCCTTCTGCTCAACATGATCTAACGTTACTATACACTCAGAGCCACCCTTAACTGACATCATGCCTACCTGCACTAAGAAGTTGGATGGTTCAAAGGGATCAAGTATAAGCTTGCCGTTACGTTTTATTGTTGTGTTCTCTACGTCTAGTACAATTTTCATGCCAGCCTTCCTATGCTTGATACTGTGATCTTTCACCATCTAACTCACAGTGTACTACACCATGCCAGCCACCTTTAAGCTTATTCTTAGCTATGTTCAAGTGTCTCTGTGTATCTTGTTCGTCTGCACCTTCAACTTGTGGGTTCTTAGAGATCAGTATCATCAGGTCAGCTTCAGCAGCCTTACCTGTCTTACTGCCTTCCATCATAGACTGATCTACGTACACCTTACCTTCAGCTACAGCACTTAGCTGTGACATCCAGATAATAGCACAGTCGTGTTGCTTAGCTATGTTACGTGCATGGATAGCAGCTTCCTTAAGATACACATCTGACTTGTCACTGGTCTTACTTGAAAACTTATCGCCCATGTCTAAAACTACTATGTCAGGCTGATAAGCTTTTATAATAGCCTCAACCCACGCCATGTCTTTGCCTGTAGAATCATAGAGGTTTATGTTCTCTCTGACAGGCTCGTAGCGTGACGCAGCTAAGGCGTAGTTGCCCTTCACCTCTTCCATAGACAGGGAGGTAGCCGCACTAAGATACCTAGCTCCTACACGCTCGTATGCTTCCTCATTACACAAGACAATACACTTAGCACCTTGACTAGCAAAACCATTAGGCCCACCTAGTAGTGACGCATGAAAGGATGTCTTACCTGTGTTAGGTCTAGCACCTACAATAACTAAGTGTCCTCCACTAATACCTTCTACTCTACTAGTCAGGGATGGTATGTTAAACCTCCACTTAGACTGTACATCGTTAGCTTGCAGTAGATTGTCTATAGATATGTCACCCCAATCAATCTTAAGATTAGGCATAAAATCATCTTGATAATTATCTAGTATCTTACGCATAGGCTCTAAACTATTTTCAGTGCCATTAACGTAATCAAACCCTAAGTTAGCTATCTCTTCACCTACTACCTGTTGAAACATCTTACCTAACACTTCTTCAGCTATGGCCTCAGACATAGGCGTTTGTCTGCCAATCCTTTCAAATAAGTTTTTATATGTTTCTTTGTTTGCAGTTGTGATAGTAGCGTTGTGAGTAAAGAACAAACCTTCTAACTCAGGAACAGTCAGGTTCTTCTCATACGTTTCCATAGCGTAGTCTATAGTGCTCTTGATCTTACGCACATCCTTAGTGAATAGTTTGTCAGGTGTACGTATGCCCCTATGGTTATCATAGAAGTCCTTGTCCATTAGTGTTCTAAGTAGTGCTAACTCCATTATCTTTCTCTCTTTTCGTAAAATCTATCTGGTACGCACCCTCAGGTGATTTGTATGCAGACAATATATCTAGGAATTGTTGGTGGCTCATATGTAATAGTTGATACTCAGCCAGTTCATCATCAAACTGCCTAAAATATACTACATTGTTATCTGCAATTACAACTTCAACATCTTCAAACTTTCCTTGTTGATCTAGTGTAGTTATTACTGAGGCATCAGATTCAAATTCAACTGTAAACATTGTTAGCTTGATCCCTCTGTATAGATGCCTGACGTTCTTCTTCATCAAACTCTCTCAGCCAAGGCACAACGATACCTGTGTTCCACTTCTTAGCCTGAGCCATAGCTTTTTCTTTATCAGTAAAAACTAAAGGCGCATCATAATTAGTAAAGACTTGCTTGCCTGTGTCGTATGCCCATTCACCACCTTCTATCTCAAACATCACTGCCCACATATTATTCTCCTGTTACATCTAAGCATACAACACCTATGCCGTTATGCGTTATCATTACTTCAGCCAGCTTTCTTTGTACTTCACACTGTTCATACGTAGTATAACTATCTATGTGATAATACTCTAGGTTCTGACCACTGATTAGTTCTAACCATACTAAGGCCCACATCATTTTAACCTCTCTAATCTTTTTTCTAAGTCTTCTATTTCACAGGCGCAAGTATTAAGTTTAGTAGCAATAGTAGCTTCCTCAATTATATCTTCTGTAAGACTAATGTCGTTAAAGAATGACATCAGTTCTTCTTCTTTACGTGCTATCTCACTTTGTAAGTTTTCTATTTCACCACACATACTCATTCTACTTCTCCAATCTTAAAGCAAACCACGATGTAGGAAACCATTCCTTCATGCTGTTACAGATTCCATTAGCTACCAACCTAGTCTCTAGTTGTGTGTCACCTGCACATCTAAGGTTGCACATATCAGCAAAGGCATCTAAGCTACCTGACCAGTACCACTCAGTCATCATGCTCTGCGGTAGTACCATACGTGCTTGCTCTGGACACACACCATTATTTATCAGGTTCGTGTAGGCGGTTAGCTGTCTGTGCCACTGCATCTCCTGATCCATGTAGATGATTACTGTGCCTTCACTGCCCTGCTTCTTATCTTCTGCTCTACCACGCCACGCATCAGGCTCATAGAACTCAGGCTCACTGTCTACGTACCTACGGCTAATCTCATTCCAGCGTAGGAACTTATGCTTGACTAACTGTCTAGCTACAAACACTGGTGCTTTAACGTGGAAGGATGCAAAGCAATGTCCAAAAGGGCTGTAGTGACCATGCTCAGCTAAGTAGTGTACCAGCTTACGGTCTTTGTCCTTCAAGACATACTGTTCTGTTTCACTGTTGTAATCATCCCATGTGGATTCTTTAGCAAAGCTAACCCTAGCGGCATTAACCACTGTCATGTCATTACCCATGTGATTTACATATGTTACTTCAATCATCAGAAAGATACCTCTCCATTGTCATTGCGTGGATCATTGTAGTAGCCTTTAACTAAGTAGTAGTGTCTAGTGTCTGGTTCATCTGATACACCCTTTTCGTGTACCTTGTCAAGCCCCATCTCATGTAAGAACATTTCTAAGTCAGTCATACCATCTCCTTTAATTTATTTATGTCGGATACTACACGATACTTTATATCATCGTCAAGCCTCAAAGCTATAGTTTCTACACCTGACCACAACTCTATTTCTTTCTTAAATATCAACGTCTTATGTGCTGCATCAGGGTCAAGTGCTACAATTACTTTGCTGTACTCACCTATCTTAGCCATATGCTTTAACGTTAAACTAGTTCCTAAGATAGCCATAGCTGATAAGTTAGTAACCATCTGATTAGCTATCATAGCTGACACCATGTCTTCAACTACAATCAGGGTGTTGTTCTCTGGCTTACCCACTATGTAGTAGTCTGCTACACCTGTGTACCTAAACCACTTAGGTTGTTTACCTGTCAGTGACCTACCATTAGCGTCAATCATTCTACCACTGTGGTAAATAGGCAACACTATCCTGGTATCTTTGACATCATACATTAGGTTCTCACTAGGTATATCCCAATCAGTGACGTATTCGTAGAACAGGGGCGTCTCTCTTGGGCTAGGCTCCACCACATACTCAGGTATCACCATAGTCTCAGGCTCAGGTGGGGTAGACAACTTATGTTTAGCTAGGCGTAGCTGGATCTCTTGTGCGGTCATGTTAGTGTGGTATGCACCACTCAGCGTACAGTCCAGCTTGTAACAGTTGTAGACTATAGAGCCACCATCGTTTAGCACAGTGAACGTGTTCTTAGCTCTACAGCTAGGACAGTTCTTGCGTAGACTCTGCCCGTCATTCAGTTCCAGTGTATCTAGGTAGGCTCTAATGTCCATGTTATGTTTCCTCCTTTACTTTGTGTGCTTGGCGCTGGGCTAATGCACTGGACGCACCACTAAACGTGTGCTTGATGTAGGGGTCTAGTGACTGTATATTCTTGTGACCACTGACCTGTTTGATCTGCATGACATCCACACCAGCCTCAACCATCTCAGTGATAGCGGTACGCCTCATGTCCATAGCTGTAAGTTCTGCTGGTAAATCAGCGGCTTGCTTGATAGAGTTAATGTAGATAGACAGGTTATCCTTTCTGTATGGTTTGTATGCCCCGTCACTAGGATTGATCTGAGGTGCAACAAAACTCTGAAAGCCAAAGCTGTTGTGTTGCTGTTTAAGTATATGCATCAGTTCATCACTGATAGGTAGGTGTACGTCTGCTCCTCTCTTGCTCTGTGTTAAGTCCATACGTTGATTGTCTAAGTCTATCTTATCCCAAGTTATTAGCCTCATGTCACCTAGACGTTGTGCCCACTCGTAAGCCATCTGGACTATCAAGCCTACGCTACGCCATTTCCATTCACCGTATGCTGTACTTAAGAATAGGTTGACTTGCTCAGGTGTCCACATGACTTTGCGTGGTGGATTAGGTACACGATCAATGCCTATCATTGGGTTGTGCCACAGTATATCTAAACTGATAGCCTTGTTGAATATGATAGACATGATAGTTGATATTTTGTTAGCTCTGCTTACCCCTCTGTCTAGCCACTGTTCGTATACATGATTGGCACATTTAGTCTTGAATTTGTTTATCTTAGTTTCTCCTAACTTCTTGCCATATAAGGTGGGTGTACTGAGAGCAACCTTTAAGCTGCTCTCGTACTCTTTTTGTGTGTTACCCTTAAGTCTAAGAAAAGACTTAGACGCTAAGTAATACTCTACTACATCAGATATAGAAGATGTATGTTTAAGTTTAAGTATCATTGCCCCTCACTATAAAATAGATAAATAAACCTACGTAAAGAACCAGCCAAGGTAAAGCTATCTGCCATCCTAACATTATAGATAGCCCTCCAAGTTGATCTGGTGCAGGGTGTCTTCTAGGTCAGCTTCTACGCTTTCATACAAGTCTATGTCTAAGAGGTTCTTACCTTCCAGCATATTAATACTATGATCATCGTCTAGGAACTCCA